CTGGCGACAAAATCGCGGATATTCGTTGGCTCAACGATCACGTCGTCGTAGTACAACTTATTGGCTTTCAGGAAGGATGCCGTCGTGGCAAAGGAGCCAAGATCAATCTGATTCTTGTCAATCAGTTCACCCAAGCCCGCTTGGCTGTTGGTCAGTAAGTAATAAACCAGATCGCTGAAAATGTTGGATGACTCGGTGGCGGCGTAACTGATGATGTTGCCCTGCGCTGTGCGCTCGTGGCGTTCTACGAGGATGCCGTTTTTCTGATAGATGTGCAGTTGCTCCAGTCCGGCAAGGTTGCGGGAGCTGCGAACTTTTAAGCCCGCCATGGCGCAACCCGTGTAGGTAGCGTTTTTTCCGGGGTCGATACTTTCGTTGACGTAAACGATTTCGTGTTCGGCAGCGCTATCGCAACTGCGGGTAATTAAATCGCCATAATGGGAGACTTCAGAGATCGCCGCATTGGCCTCAAAAATGCGCTCGGCATCGTCGATATTGGTTTGCTTGTCAGCTTTTCTGATGTTCAGGCGGAAGGTATAAGTAATCTTGCTACCGTCAAATAAAGTTTTACTGATTTGATACTCAGTACCGTCTTTCCATTTAGTACTCGTAACACCAGGAGAAATGTAGATAGGATCAATGCTGTCAATAGTCCACCAAATATCTCGATTATTGTTATACGGACCGAGTAGTTGAGTTGCACGCAAAGTCATCTTGAGCTGCATCTCGGTTGAGTCAGCTCCGGTTAATTTGAACAATGCGGCATCGGCATCTACAAAGGTATATGTACCGCCTAAAGGTGTGCCGCTCCAAGGGACATTCGGGTACGCACCCTCAGAAGCATCTGGGTCGGGATCTTTGTTAATTGCTTTTGCGATACCGTTACTTACTTGTTTTTCGTTGGCGGTAACGCCGTTTACTTCTGCTCGCACCAAGGTCACAACAAAAGTAAATGTCGTGGTTGTAGTCGGATTGCTGCGGCGCCCGTTGACCATTTGCGGGCTAATTGCTATATCACCAATGCGCTCTTCAATGCCTTTAGTGTAAAACGTAAACTGCTGATTGTTGACAAGCGTAGGAACTTTTACGAAATTTTCTTTAGTGTCTAGCCGTAAAAAACCACTATTGCTGCCAATAATTTGAACTAGCTCGCCCGAACTTAGTGGTCGCAAGCGGAATTCCCACTGTTTTAAGGGGTGAGCAATTCGTAAGTAGTTGAAAATATCGCGTGGTGCATTACCGCGCACGGCCAAAGGGATTTGATTGATGCGTGCCCAACTAGCACTTGGTCCAGCATCTGCTGGACGTACATACAGCGAGAAAAAGCTGTAGCGCATCCCATAGGTTTGGACAGTACCAGCCTGAACTTGGATATTACGGTCGTCTAGATCCGATAGTTTTGCTGGTCCTGGTAGGGAGATGAAGTTTGTAAGACCGTTGAATCGCATCCACACTTGTGAACGGATGCCGATTTCGGTGTAACTGCACTGACGAACATTTTGGAACGAAGCTATATCTTGTTGGCACAGCGGATACCATGCCTGACCAATGTCTACGCGAGGACCGTTAATGTTTTCGGGAAGTGCTTTTTCGTTAAACACATACGTCGGATTTACTAAGCCGATGGACCCTTGGGCGGCGTCGTATATTTCTTCACATTGCAGCGTTACAGTAATGTCCGCTGATCCGTTGCGGTTAAATACAGGTATATCTCTTCTTAGGACACAAAATAAGCAATTACCGATTACAAATTTTTCACCAGATTGAAGCAAATTATCGTATTGCTCCAGCTCGCCGCTAATGTCAGATCGTATGCTTTCATTGTCTACCGCGCCTTTGCGATAGCGAGTTGCGTCTTGATTAAATAATTGCGACTCAAGTTCGTTTGTGTCTAGTTTTGTCCCGCCAAAACGTAATTCGATTAAATCGCCAACAACAACGGTACTGATCGGTTTTCCGTTGTTACCGGTGATTGCATCAGCCGTTTCTACGCTGCCTATTTTTGGAACAAATCGGAGAACGCCTACGCGGCGTGGATAATTTCTGCCCGTGCCGTTCATTGCGTAGTTGCCCGCAACCTGAAGGCGACGAGCGTTGGCATCTTTTTTAGCTTCCTCTTCGTAATCCGCTAAACGTGAGGCGATTTGCCAGTTGACGCGATAAGGCGTTCCATTCGGGATGGCGTTGTACGTGCCAAAACGAAGTTGATTGCTAGGCGAATACGTGTGAGAAAACGCTTCGCTGTCACCGCCGGCAAATGTTGGAGCAAAAAATACGTTGACCTGGGGGTTATCAATCTTGTTGAACTCACCGTGGCGGTAATGTTGACCCGTTAGGCGGCTGTCTGTGCTGTAACCGATGCCGTTTGCGTTGGGTTCACCGCCTTGGTAGTAGTACCAAGAGAAATCTTGGTCGCTAAGGGAGTCAATCGGTGATTGGCCGATGAAAAGACCAGCGAGATCAGCGGCTTTTTGGGTCGCATTGGTGGGATCAAACGCACGCGACATACGCCCTTGCCCGACCAAAAATACGAGGTCGGCAGATTGGTAGTTGCCCCAGCTAAATAGCCGTGACCAGACCAGCTTGGGGCTGATCATCACACCGCCGGTATAGCCGCCAGCAGTATTGGTTAGGGACGGATCTTGTAGTTGCTTGGTAAAAATAATAGGAATTGTTTCGCCGTAACGGGAGATGTCTTGTCCTGCTTGGAAGCCGTAAGTAGGAGCGAAACGATCACGCCCGGTGATGCTGTCGAGCTGGCGGTTGCGGATGCGAGCTTGGTTAGCTTGAGCTGGCTTGGGAGTTAAAAGGTAACTAGCTGCTGTAGACAAGACACCTACAACTAGGCTGATGATGCTGATTGTTAGGGGATCGCATCGAATATCTGGTATATGCGCATATTCAGCCGAACGCTCTCTGTTTTGCCAAAGTAATTCTTTTTTGTGCGCTTTATATTCTTCCTCCGTAAGCCCGAGAAGTTCAATTAGATCTTTTTCATACGGTAACAGCGGCATTTGGGTGCTGCGCACAAAGGGAGCCAAGCCACCTTCAGCAGATCCCGATTGATGTAGAAAATGCCGTCTTGCCACGTAACCCCGAAAGCCCAGTTGTCGTGGGCAAGCATTACCACGTCACCATCGTACTGCGGCTGTGCAACACGACGACCCCATTTGTGGATGTCGCGTAAGACCGTTTTGATGTCGGCGGTGTACCAGTCAGCTTGGAACTCAGGCGTGGGGATGCCTAATCTGCCCAGCACTGTGTAAACCAAATGGATGCAGTCGATTGCTCCGTCGCTGCCATCAGCGCCAAGGCGGTAAGGTTTGCCGACAAGATCACTGCAATCGCACATTGGCGGTGGTAGGCAGCGGACCAAACAGATCCTCCGTCAGACGGCGGCGTGGTACATCAGCACCAACGGCATCCAGGATGTTGCCTAGCTCCAGTTCGATGGTGGGACCGGCGTACACGGCAGCCACCACCATGCCGGTATAAGTGCTGAGAGACCGAAACTTTGTACGGTCATCCGGGTCGAACAGCATCGTTTCAACCTCAGCACGCCAGCCAGATTGGTTGAGCAGTTTTGCTGATACTGCCTGCGTAATTCCGTTTTGCGGAAAAATCAGATTGGTGGATTGGTTGTCGCCGTTTCGGTTGACTGTGACGCCCGTAAAACCAAAAGGAACAGCAGAGCCGTAAACGTCGCCTTGGTACGTGAAGTCGCCGTCTGAGTAAAAGTTTTGGTACAGGTACGGGAGGGTGTTTTTGTAGTAGAAGCGCACCAGGTGCCCGTAGGCAATCTGATCGCTAAATTCTGGCCCGGTAGTAACAGTCATCAGATTCCGAGGCGGCTACGGGTTGACTGGGATTGCTTGAGGCGGCGGATGGTGGCTTGCTCGCCGCGTTGAGCGCCTTGCGCTGCAGCCTGTTGCATACCAGCGCGGAATTGGTCGGCGGTGACGTAATCCACGGAGTTGATGCGTTCCACGGTGTAACGCACGTCGATGGATGCTGGTGCCATTGTGGCAGTGCCGCCCATGCCGTCACCACCTTCGCCGGCAGGGATTACAGCGGAGCCGCGAGCGCCAGCCGAGTAACGAGACATGGCAGAGCGCATTTTGCTGGCGGGGATGACGTATTCCGGTTCGCCGCCTTCGCCTATTAGTGCGCGAGTGGGACCAGTGACAAAACCACCTTCGGCGTAGCCCCCAATTTTTAATCCAGGGACTGCCGCTGGCTGAGCCAATGCTCCAGTACCAGTCAAATTCTTGCCCGCAGTTGCGCGGGCGCTAGCACCACTTAATGCGTTGTAAATTGACTGCAGAATAATTAAAGTCATCTGCTTGGCAATAATTTCAACTGCCATGCTGATAAAGGCATCCCCAATCTTCTTGAAGGCATCCGCCAGCGCTTCTTGAGTTGATTTGGCTCCTGTAATTACTTCGCCAAATGCTGTACTAAAAGCATCGCCAATCGCGGTAGCGCCATTAACGATGGTATCGACTTTCAGCTTGATTGGGTCTAACTCTTCTTTTAATTGTGAGATCTTGTCTGTTAAACCCGACGCAACTGTGCCTTTGCCTTCAAAACTAAAGTCTGTGCCTTCAAGCGCTTTGCTGAAAAGCTCTTCAGCTTCTTCGGCTTGTCTTTTAAGTTCTTCTGTTTGCAGTTTAATTATTTCAAGCCTTTGTATTTCAGTGTTTAACTGATTAAGATTGGTTTGCTGTTCAGTGTTCTTTAGCTCGGAAATCTGCTTGGCGCGATCTTCAAAGTCAAATTGAATTTGCAAACGTTTTTGCTCGATTTCATCGGCTTCTGCAAGCAGCAGTACTTGACGTTTAAATTCAGTACCAAGCCGATCACCTGTTTCAAGAGATCGCTTTAGCTCTTCGGCTAAACGCTTGGCTTCTTGTTCTGCATCTGAGAGACCTTTTTTACCGCCACCATTTGCCTGTTTGTCTAGGCTATCTAAGATGGCTTGAATGGCAGGATCCACGCCTATGGGAGCGCCACCTCCTCTATTAGTTGCTGCGCCAGCACCCAAAAGACGTTTAATTTCTGGCTGCTGCTTGAGAAGTTCAGCAAACTTTTGTGCATTAAATCCAAGCCCGAAAAGCCCAGTACCTGCGCCAGCTTGCCTTTGCAATTGCTGCCTACGTTTCTGGCCAATTAACTCGTCAACGCCAGGAATAACTCTGGCAGCCGCATTGCCGCGAAGATCACCAGACTCAAGGGCGCTTTTAAGAATGGTTGTATTTTTGCCAAGACTGAAAAGCTGACCCAAGACGTTGATGCCTCTGGTTGCCTCCGCAATCACTACATTGATTAGCCTGACAATTCCACCAAGCGCAGGACCAAGAACAGTATCAAGTGATCGGGTTAGATTCCCAATCTGATTGATCATTTTTGATACTTCACTTGAAACAGTACCGCCAAGCTCCTTTGTTGCGTCATCTGCAACGCCCGAAACTTTCGCTTGTCTTTCAATGTTTTGGTTGTATTTAACAAGGTCATCGTTGACCAATGGCAATACTGCTTTGAGTGCGTCAACGCTGCCAAACAACTTGACCATAGCGGTCGTGCTGCCACCTGTCCTTTCTTTTACTTCTTGCAGTAATCCACCAAAACCCTTTGCTCTTAAGCCTGCCTCATTGAAGTCAATTCCCAATGCCTCCGCAAGATCACTTGCCTCTTTGCTTGGTTTTAATATTGAAACCAGTGCCTGATTAAGACCCGTAAACGTTGCCTCAACCGGAACGCCTTGTGCCGTAATTGTTGCAACAGCAGCGTTCAACTCGGTGATGCCAACTCCAGCCGCCGCCGCAGTAGGCGCTAATTTACCAATCTGTTGTGCATATTCATTAAGAACAATTTTGCCGTCGTTTTGAGTTTGAATAA